CTGGCGCGAGGGGCAACGCCGCCGCATCTGGCGTGTGTGGCAACGCCGCCGCATCTGGCGTGAGGGGCAACGCCGCCGCATCTGGCGTGTGGGGCAACGCCGCCGCATCTGGCGTGTGGGGCAACGCCGCCGCATCTGGCGCGAGGGGCAACGCCGCCGCATCTGGCGTGTGTGGCAACGCCGCCGCATCTGGCGCGAGTGGCACTGCTACCGTCACCGGGCGTGATGGCAGGGCATCCGCCATCGGGGGCCAGTGCATCGCGGTGGCGTGGGGCCAAGATAGTCTTGCAAAAGGCACACTTGGAAACTGGATCGTGGTTTCCGAGCGGGGCGACTCAGGCGATATCGTTGATGCCAAACTGGCCCGGGTTGACGGCGAGACCATCAGAGCGGATACCTGGTACACCCTTAGACGCGGCGAGATCGTGGAGGTGGCGGAATGACGATTGCATGGATTTTCTGCTACATCGGCGTGGGCACAGCAGTAACCTGGTTCATGCGGATGGTGGACTGGATTGACCGGGAGGACGAGCGATGATTAACCGACTTACCCCGCAGGAAATTGCGGACAAACTGCGGAAGTGCGCGAACGGGGGTGGATGGGACTCATGCCCGTATAAATGTGGAGAAGACATTGGAGAACTTGGTTGTATCTTCGAGATAATGCATGCAGCCGCTGATGCCCTCGACAACCAGCGCACACACATTCAGGCCCTCATCAAGGCTAACGAGGCGCACCGCGAGATGGTGGCCCGCCCTGCGAAACGCTCTGATATGGTGGAGGCCTTGGACGCAATCGAAACCGGCATGACCAAAGTGGCCATTGACCGCGACATCTGGCAGAACGATTTGATCTATGTGCTCTGTCAGGGGGTACGGCTCCTCCTGGAGGACCGCATCAAGAATCGGGGTGCGCGATGAGGGTATATCAGTACTGCACCCGGGACAGGTTCCACCTGCCAATCCATCAGGCAGACACCCTGGGAGAGCTGGCAGACTTGGTTGGCATTAAGCACGCAAGCGCAAAGCGCGGATTCTACCGGGCATACACGGGCAAAACCAAGGACAGCGTGTACGATTACGTTGATATCCCGGATGACGAGGAGGACGAATGTGATGTATGTTTGTGACTGCTGCCACGCGGCGTTTGATACCCCGCGCGTGGAGCATGAGGAGTCTGCGGAATACGGCCCCAGCACGGCATTCTACTGCCCCCGCTGCGGCTTTGAGATGGGCAATCCCAGTGAGTACCTGGCCGATGAGTGCCCGGCATGCCACAGTCTCAAAAATCGTGATGACCGGCTGTGCCATAAATGCGGCCAGCGCGTCCGTGGCCTGCTGAGACTGTTTTTGCTCGACTTCACGCGGGATGAGCGCGAGTACCTGGCCGACCTGATTGAGGGGTGCAGCCTCGACCGCATGATCGTCGAGGCGGAAGTCCCCGTTGACTAAAGAAAAGGATGGAACGTAATGGCGATTAAGCCGTTTAATGAACTGGTTAAGGTGGACGTGCTCCCCTACTGTGATACCAGGGACGCAAAGGACGAGAGCGGCAAAACAATCAAGGTCCCCTATCTTAGCTGGGCGAAGTGCGCAAAGCTGTTG